GAGGTACGACCAAAGGTTGATATGAGGGAACATCTGCTGTAGGGAGAGGTAAAGAGGGGGTTTGCAACTGTACTGCGTTAGGTAATTTGATGGTAGGCAGTTCTATGCTCCTACCTCCATAACAGTTAAAGTCGAAGTACCAAGTGAACAATTCGTATCATTACTTGTATATCTAGTAATATTTACACGAAAAGGATTAGCTGATCTTGTTTTTCCTTTAAGTTTATATGTAAGCTGACTTGTGGTATTAGGCGAGTCTAAAAATGAAATGTGGTTTGCTCCATTACCATATGTCATTTCAGCATTACTACCAGCATAAACTCCAATTATAGTAAATACTTGTCTATTACCATCAGCATTAGCTTTTAGTGGTTCAGTTCCGCTTCTATCTAACATTATACCTGTTCCAGCATCTTCACCGCTAGCCGTAATCTGTGCTATTACTAATATTTTGCTATTAGTTGAACTTGGAGTAATGTTTATTGATAGACCAGTTATATCCACAAACGATGTACTTGTGCTAGAAAATTGATCTGTTTTTGATACTGAAAGAACTTGAAGAATTTTACCTCCACCAAAACCAGAAGCTGTGCCAGAACAAGTAGCATTACCCGGAATGGTAACACTACCGTCTGAAGCTAATGTAATCCCGTCAGAACTAGCTGACGAGTTACGTATTGAGTCTACGACTATTCGAGACATTGTTTACCCTCCTATGGTTTTGGGTTATCTGCCTTTACCTTTGCAACATGATCTTTCCATGTAGTAGTTCCGTTTACTGCGTCCCAATACTGCATGTCTAGTTGATCGCCTATAGAGGCGTAAGCTGCTGCTCTGTCAGATTTATATTTAACTGCTGCTGCTGCCTTGTCTAATTCTGTGCGAGCTGCTGCTACTTTGACAGCATCAAGTGTTACTGAGTTGCCGTCTTTGTCAAACGCTCCAGCGGAGTCGTCTATTGATACTACTGTGCCTGCATAAGCAGAGTAGATTGCTTCATGATCTAATGCCATTGTTATTAAAAAAAAAATAATTGTTTGTTTGTTAAGCTGCTACTTCCATTACTGTTATTGTGCTTGAAAGACGAGGTTCAACATTTACTCCGTTTCCATCGTTATGTGACCTACCAACATAAGCTGTTCCTGATGTTGCACATCTTAACTGTACTTTATATGTGGTTGCTGAAGTTGTACTTGGCGAATCTAAAAATTCAAAATTTTGCATCATCACAGTAGTATCAAAAGATTGATACGTCATCAAAGTGGGTCTGTTTCTATTACCAGCGGCAGCAGCTTCGCCTAAAAAAGTACTACCTCTTAAAAGTTGAGCATAAGTGAAATTACCAGAGTGAGTACCCATAGCAACACTACAACTTACTAAAACTTTACTTGAAGTTGCTGAGGGTGTTATAGATACAGAAAGTCCTGTTATATCAACTAGAGTAGTAGAACTTGTTGAAAAAGTGTCAAGTTTTACCGTCTGTTTTACTTGAAGAATTTTACCTGTATCTCCAACCGCAACTGTGCCGTCTGCATCTGGCAAAGTTAAGACTCTATGTGCACCACCTGTTGTTGATGCTGGAGCTTGTAAGGATACTGACCCAGAGGTAGAGCCTACTAATTTTACAGTCATGCTGCTACCTCCATTGCGGTAATTCTTGAAACCCACCTATTATCATATTCACCATCTGTGTTTCTATCTGGTACAGACCTATTTATGTATGCACTGTAACCACCATTTCTTGCAGCACTTTGTATTTTATAAGTGGTTGCAGAAGTTGTATTTGGAGTATCTAAAACTTGTCTACTATGTAGATGTATAAAACCATTGGTGTTTGAGTCAGTTCCATTAGTTACAATAGAGCTAAAATGACAAACTTGATTAGATTGCATCCCAGTTGCACCATTTGCAATTTCAGTAGAGCCTCTTAAAAGTTTTATATAACTTGTCCAGAGATTACTTGCTGCTACGACATCTACTAAAACTAAAACTTTATTTGATGATGATGAAGGTGTAATCGTAACAGCTAATCCAGTTACATCACTAAAAACAAAATTTGAGGTTGTACTCCATGTATCTGTTTTTTCTGTTTGTACTACTTGCAGAATTTTACCTGTGTCTATACCTGTCAAACTTGAAGCTGATATATTTCCTGTTGTACCGTTTATTGTTACTGGCATGTTAAATAATTGTCCATGTTTCGCCAGAACCTACAGTTATTGTAGCTCCTGAGTTTACTGTGATCGGCCCAAAACTACCAGCATTATGATTATTAGTAATTGTGTAGCTAGTTGTTACTGTAGTGCCGTTCTCCCAAAAGATCTTGTCCGACCCACCGCCTGCTGCACCAGCACTAGCTTCAGCCCATGTAAGGCCACCAGCTGCACTGGACTTAGCAGTCAGTACATAATCATTCGTAGGAGTATTGTCTATATTAAGATCGGCTTCTTTGATAGAACCATCTTTGATTCCGTCTCCACCTGTTATTTGTGTTAGTGCCATTATGCTGCTACCTCCATTAGAGTTAAGGTACTAATACCGTGATAATTGTCTGATCCATGATATCTGTTTATATAAACTGGCACACCTAAACTATCTTGAGAAAGCTGTAATTTATAGGTTGTTGCACTGGTTGTAGATGGAGAATCTAAAAAAACCATTGTAAATGGATTCATTTGTGTACCTGATATAAATGACAGCATAGTTCCCTTTGTAGCAGCCGAGGAACCTGTAGGCTGACCAATATTTGTACTTCCTCGAACAAAATTTATGATACTTGTTCTACCGCCTGCTGCTCCTAAATAAATAGAAGTTTGAACTAAAATTTTATTACTACTAGATGAAGGAGTTATAGTAGCAGTCATCCCTGCAATATCTACAAAACTTGTTGTTTCATAACTAGCTTGATCTGTCTTCACTGTTTGAACTACTTGAAGAATCTTACCTACACCACCTGACAAGTTAGATATAGTTGTACTTCCATCAGCAGCTAGAACAATATTGTTAGAACCAGAGGAAGCGTGTTTTAAATTTGTTGCGTTTAAAGTTGCCATTATGCTGCTACCTCCATTACTGTTATATGTGATAAAGTGCAAGGAAAGTAAATTGAATCTGAATCAGTTATACCTCTATTAAGGTATAAGGTTTGCCCGTAACTATCTGTCCATTGAATTTTATATGTTGTAGCACTCGTAGTATTAGGACTATCTAAAAAAGCATTGTCTATTGCTGTAGTTTGGTAATTTTCATTATTACTCCACGTGATATTTGAAGCTCTAGGTCTGTTAGAACCTACTTGGTCACCTATACCTATAGCTGTACTATCTCTCATAATTCGTGACATTACTAAGTAGTTACCTACTGTAGTAGCAACATGTAGGTGAAAAGAAACTAATATCTTACTAGAGGTTGCTGTAGGAGTAATACTTACGGACAGCCCTGAAATATCCTGAAAAACAGTGCTGGTAACAGACGCACTTACACGACCAGTTTGAGTTGCTTGTTTTACTTGCAGAATTTTACCTGTATTTCCAACTGCTAATGTGCCACTACCAGTTCCGGGTACAGTCAGCTCAATAGCTGCATTACCAGTTGTACTGGCTGGCCCTTTGATAGCAACTGTACCTCCACCGCTGTCTGCGGTTAGTTTTAGTTGACTCATGCTGCCACCTCCATAAGTGTAATATAAGACGTACCTTGATTGCCACTTTCACTTGTTTGACTTTTAAAAGTAGTGCTAGTGTTAAGACTTCGGTGTTGTGTTTTATATGTTGTAGCTGAAGTTGTGTTTGGAGAATCTACTACCATTATTGGATAACGGTCAAACATATTTGCATTACTAGAAGACCCATGAAAAAAACCATAAATCTCAGGAAACATAGGTGTATGAATTTCTGTTGAATCTCGTAACAACTTTATTGAACCACCACAATTATAAGCATTTGCATGAGTTTGAATACTTATATTAACCAGTACTAAAATTTTACTACTTGTTGCAGATGGTGTAATAGCTAAACTTACTCCGTTATCTGAATATGAAGTACTTTGTGTACTTGATTGGGTAGAAGTTGATGCAGTAACCACTTGAAGAATTTTACCTCCAACACCGCTTGCAAAATTAGCACTTTGTATTATTCCGTCTGGTAAACCACCAGCCGATATACCGGATACTGTGCCAGACCCGTTTAATGTTATAGGCATAATTTATACGATTGTCCAGTTTTCTCCAGTACCGATTGTTACAGCAACACCATTATTAATTGTTACAGGGCCAGCTGACATTGCGTTGTAGCCGTTTGTAATTGTATAATTGGTTGTTACTGTTTGACCATTTTCCCAGAATATTTTATCTGTGCCACCACCTGTAGCTCCGGCTGCTGACTCAACCCACTCCATACCATTGGATGTGTAGCCAAGTACTTTGTCTGTACCAGAAGGTGCAGCATGTATATCTAGTTTAGCTTCTGTTACGCTGTCGTCTGCTAACTTACTACCAGCAATAGCTGCTGAAGCGTTTATGTCAGCATTGACTATAGTACCATCTACAATCTTGGCAGATGTAACTGTATCGTCAGCTGGTGTATTTATACTTATTGCGAGTCCGATGGTGAGAATAAAGAAGTCAGCACCGCTAGCAGGGGCACTGGCAAATATAATATCGTTACCATCAATAGCAAATCCTTCGCTTGGACTGGTTCCACTATTAGGTTTCTGAATGACTCCATTGATGCTAACAAGATGTGCTTGAGCATTTGAACCGGGGTTTGATAATGTGAATCTTGTAGCAGAACCGTTGAAGGTTGCACTACCACCGCCTGAGCCGCTAGAGCTAGACAGTGTATTGATTGCTATGGTTTGAGATCCAGCTGCTGCCCAGCTTAGATTACCATTAGAATCTGTTTTTAGAAACTGACCATTTACTATGTTAGATGGTAATGTCAGCGTATAGCTTTGTGCAGCACTATGAGGTGGTGACTTAATCTTGACACCATGACTGTTTGCTGAACAGTTAAGTTGCAGTGTACCATCTGCACCGCCTGCACCTTTGATTTCTACAACACCTGTACCATTAGGTGTTACTTTAATATTACCGTTAGTTGTGCTTGTAGTAATCTCGTTTGTCTGTACATCTAAGTTACCGCCAAGCTGTGGTGTAGTATCATTTACAACGTCACTAGCACCTACAGTTACAAACTCTAGAGCTGTACCACCTGAGTTTACTTTGACTGTTTTACCACCCTGTCCTGTTAGACTAGAAGGTGTATCTGTAAGACCAGCAAAGTTACCAGCTGGTGTTGTAACTGTAACAAATTCTAGTGCGTTACCAGATGAGTTTACTTTTACTGTTTTACCAGCTGCACCTGTAAAGTTGGCTGGTGTATCTGATAAGGTTGTAAAGGTTGTAGCACCAGCACCGGCAGATATGCCTGCTAGTTTGCTTTTTTCTGCATCTGTAAATACGTTACTGTCTGACGCATTATCGACAAGTGTTCTTATTTCTGATGCTGTTTGATCTGCTGTTGCACCAGCTTCTATAGCATTTAGTTTACTGTGGTCAGCATCAGTAAATACATTACTGTCACTTGCACTTTCTACTAATGTTCTAATCTCTGATGCCGTCTGGTCAGCTGTTGCCGCTGTTTCGATACCGTCAAGTTTTACTTTGTCTGCTGCGGACATAAGTCCAGATACAGTAGTAGTAGAGTTTACTACGTTCTGCTCCTCTTGTGCAGCAAATAGTAACTGTTCATGGTTAGCATTAAGATCAGCTGCCTTGACTGATGACCCTGCAACATATGTAGCTTTTGCAACATCTACGTTAGTATCACGAGATATTACTATCCTTGCAGGGCTGGTTGGTATATTACCAGCTGTAAATACTACATTACCACCACCAGTAGTAGTGTAGCTTGTTATATTGTAATGTGTGCCTGATGATTTTAGTACTTCGTCTACTGTTACTTTTATATCAGACTGTTGTATAGAGGGAAAAGAAAACGCCTTTGTCGCATTTCCATCCCCAGTATAATCTACGAATGTTGTTGCCATTTATTTAG